AATGGAAGAACAGCGAGTGCTATGGCTACTCCCCTTCATGGACGGCGCTTCCCGAATGCAAGCAACTCAATTTTTTGGAGAAGCAACTCGATAGCTTGGCAGAGATTCACGCCTTCCCGCGCATCCTCATCCCTGCTGGGTTCGATGGCGACATCGACCTGCGTGCGGGAGGCGTGACGTATTTCGACGCCAACAACCCGCAGGCCACCCCGAAGGAGTGGGGAACAGGCGGGCGCTACGACATCGGCGTCGAGCGGGCTGAGAGCAAGCGCAAGGCCATCAACGAAGCGTTCCATGTGGACCTCTTCCAGATGTTCGCGCAACTACAGAAGCAGATGACCGCTCGCGAAGTCGCCGAGCGTGCGAGCGAAAAGCTCATCCAATTTTCCCCGACCTTTGCTCGTCTCACAACCGAGCTATTCAATCCCATGCTGCGCCGGATATTCGCGATCCTTGCCCGCGCTGGCAAGTTCCCGCCGCCACCAGAGGCTTTCCAGCAGACCGGCATGGTTCCCGATCCAGAGGTCAACTACAACAGCCGCATCGCACTTGCGATCAAGTCGCTTGAGAACGCCGCCTTCATCCGCACCAGCGAGATGCTCCTGCCATTTGCAAATTTGCGCCCGGAGATGCTGGACAACTTTGACTTTGACGAGATCACCCGTGACATGGCCCGCAATGATGGCCTGCCAGCCCGCTGGCTCATGGACGAGGAAATGGTCGCACAAACCCGCGCCCAACGAGCGCAGGCCGCACAAGCTCAAGCGCAGGCCGAGCAGATGGAACGTCAAGCCGCAGCCATCGGCAAGGTCGGTGGCATCAAGCAAGACTCGGCCATCGCTCAAATGATCCCCGGTATGGCATGATGGCCCCCGAAGACAAAGCCAGCGCCCTCAAGCGCGAGCGTGAGCGCCAGCGCCTCACCAACGCCTACCACCGCGTATTCAATACAAAGGATGGCGCACTCGTTATCGCTGACATCAAGCACCAGTTCGCGACCGACTCGCAGGTCTTCCTCCCCGGCTACGATTTCAACCCTGTTGTCGCCGCACTCCGCGATGGTCAGCGGGGCGTTCTCATCCACATCGAGACCATGCTTCGCCGCCCCGTCATCGGTGATGGCGATATCGAAACTCCCAAACGCAAAGTCATCAAAAAATGAGCAAGAAACAAGACATCCCACCACGCCCCGATATGGACCCGATGCTTGGAGACAAGACCATCGCGCTAGTCGAATGGCTTCGCGACTACGCCCCAGAGGAATTCAAAACGACCTACGCCGGGCGTGAGACCCATCTCGGTTACCACCCCGAAGAGTAGTGGTGTTTTGACTGATACCTAATTTATGGAAGACACCACCGACGACACCTCCTCCGAGCAGAGTTTGCTCGACACAGGAGCCGACACCAACGCCGAAGCGCCTAGCGCAACGGAGACACCAACCGCAACCCAAGGCTACGTCAACCCGGACGGCACATTTGCCGATGGGTGGGCGAATAACCTCCCGGAGGATTCCGCCGCCTACAAGGACACTCTCAGCAAATACAAGAGCGTTCCCGATATGGCCAAGGCGCTCGCGAATGCGAATGCGCTGATCGGAAAAAAACTCGGTGTGCCGAATGAGAAATCCTCACCCGAAGAGGTCGCGGCATTTCGTCGTTCGCTCGGAGTTCCCGATACCATTGACGAGTACAAGTTCGCTCCCGATGCGCTCCCAGAGGGCATGACATGGGATGACAACAACGTCAAAAACTACGCAGAGATCGCGCACAAGCACAACATCCCGCCCTCGGCGATGAAGGCGCTAGTGACCGAGCACGCGAAGATGGAGCACTTCAAAATGCAGGGCATGCAGGCGGAGATTGAGAAGCAGCATGTCCAGTCGGTCAACACCCTCAAGAAAGAATGGGGAGGGGAGTTTGACAAGAACATCGGACTCGCCAAGCAGGCGGCCAAGCTCGCGGGCGTGAATGCGAACTCACAGGGATTCGCAGACCCCGAAGTCGTGCGTGGCTTCGTTCGCATGGCTCAAATGATGAGCGAGGACAAGGTCGGACGCTCGATGAGTGGCTCAGAGTTCATGACCGGCCAAGCTCGCGCCAAGGACATCATGACCAACTCCGACAACTCTTGGCACAAGCGTTACATGGAGGGCGACCGCGAGGCCGCGACTCTGGTGACCGGCCTGCTCAAGCAGGGATGACAATTTCGCGGGGTGGAGAAAAGGTATCTTGCAAGGCCCATACCCTTGAGTTCCGGGTTCGACTCCCGGCCCCGCAACATTTCTGAAAATATGTTTTGACTGATACTCAATCGGGCTGAAACGTAAATCCGTCAGAGCAGACACCTCCTTGTTGAGCCTGCTCCCTAATTACCCGCCGCCGCTGACCCCATACGGGACACTCGGAAGCGAAGGGAGCAGAACATCCATCAGTTTCGACTGATACCAACCCAACTCAACAAAAGGAATAAAATGGCCGACTTAAACGGCGTTCTCACGAACGTACCAAATCACTTCACAACCCAGTTCGACAGTAACTGGAAACACCTCGTTCAGCAGAAGAACAGCAAGCTGAAAGAATACGTCACCATCGATTCAATCGAAGGTAAGGAGAAATCCTACAATCAAATCGACGCAACCAGCATGACGCAAATTACGGATCGTTCTAAGGACACCCGTATCTCCGATCAAGCAATGGCCAAGCGTTGGATTCGCCCCACACAATACGACTGCGCCAAGCTCGTAGACGAGTGGGATGAGCAACTCCTCGGTGAGGTTGTCCTTCCGACATCCCCGATCATTCAATCGCACGCTCAAGCATACGCTCGTACCTGCGACTCGATCATCATCGGCGCTCTCGGCGGAACTGCCTACACAGGCACGACCGGCACAACGCCGACCGTATTGCCAGCAGGCCAGAAGGTCGGCGTTCAATTCGTGGAATCCGGAGCCGGGGGTGTAAACCTTGGACTCACTATCGCCAAGCTCCGTGCCGCGAAGTTCCTCTTTGATTCTAACGAAGTGGACGAGGAAGAGGAGCGCATCATGGTGGTTTCGGCCAAACAACTTCAAGACCTGCTCCGCACGATTGAAGTCACAAGCCAAGACTACAACAGCGTTCGCGCTTTGGTGGACGGGGCTTTGAATACCTTCATGGGATTCAAATTCCGCCGCAGCCAACTCCTGCCAAAAACAACCACCGTTCGTTCCTGCTACGCCTACGTCAAGTCGGGCGTGATCTTGGCCGAGCGTGGACTGAAGACTCACATGGACGTCCGCACGGACCTCTCGCACTCCCTTCAAATCCGCTCCGTGGCCAGCCTCGCCGCTGTCCGCATGGAAGAGAAGAAGGTCGTCGAGATCGCTTGCGACGAAGCTTAAAAAAAGCACCCCGCTGGCAGACCGGGACAATGTCTGCCACCCACTTTTTAACTCTCTGTACCTGCCTCAATGACGGACGTTCAAATCTGCAACTTGGCCCTCGCTCGACTTGGTGATGCTCGTATCACCACGCTCGCTGATGCGACCGCACAGGCGCAGTATTGCACGCTCTTCTACACGCAGACGGTCGCTGAACTCCAAGCCGAATTCGATTGGCAGTTCTGCCGCAAGCTAGTCAACCTCACCAGCAGCACGACCCCGCTCGGAGGTTACACTTTCCAGTACGCTCTCCCCAGCGACTACATCCGATCCATCCGCCTCGCCAACATCGACGAGAGCGAGAATTTCGGACAATGGGAAATCCTCGGTTCTTCCCTCCAAACCAATTTCGCCTCTCCCGTCACGTTGGATTACATCGCCAACATCGCGGATACCACCAAGTTCCCTGCGATCTTCACTGAGCTTCTTGGCGTTAAGCTCGCAGGCGTCCTTGCCATGCCACTCACTGGCAGCAAAGACCTCTTCAAGCAATGCATCGAGCTATATGGAGCGATGCTTCAAAAGCCTGCCTTCCTCCACGCGACCAAAATGACGGCATCGGCGCGGATCGCTTCGGCCATGAGTGCCTCTGAAATCTGCCGACAAGCAATCATGCGTCTCGGAACCACAGACATTTTAACACAGACAGGCGGTCACCCGATTCTTTTTGCCACTTCTTTTTACGATCATTGCCTAGAAGAACTTCTTTCGGAAATCCCGTGGGCTTTTGCTAAGAAACAAGCCTCCATTGCAGCCAATGCGACCGCTCCGACCCAAGGCTACACAAGACGATACGCCATCCCAGCGGACTACATTCAACTTCTGCGAGTCAACAATATCGATGCCTCCGACAACTTTGCTTTGTGGGAAATTGTGGGGGGGTTCATCCATACCGATCTCGCTTCTCCCATCATCATCGACTACACGGGCAATGTTTCCGATGTGTCGCTTTTCCCGGCTCCTTTCAGTGAGGCGCTCATCACTCGCCTCGCGGCCAAGATTGCTCTCCCTCTCACCGCCAAGGGCGATTTGGCTTCCGCCCTTGCCCAAGCTGCCTCTGAGACACTGACTCGGCCAAGCATTCAAATCCTTGCTGATAAATCCGCAAAGCCTCGCACCGGCACTGCTGCTAATACGATTTCCGAAATCTGCCGCCAAGCTCTACTTCGGGTCGGTAATATCGAAACCCTCAAAGCATTTGGGGAACCCATGGCCATTGCCACAAGCCTCTTAGATCAGACTCGCAACGAAGTGCTTTCCGACTTCGATTGGCAGTTCGCTCGATTTCAGTCTTCTCTTACGGCAGATGCCACTCCTCCAGCCTTCGGGTACACAACCCGCTACGCTTTACCCGTTGGCACTCTCAAGGTGCTTCGCGTCAATGGCGTGGACGAGGATGAAAACTTTGGAAACTGGGAACTCGTAGCGGGATACATCCACACCAATTTCCCAACTCCCATCAAGGTGGAGACAACGCAGATTGTCACAGACGCCAGCAAGTATCCGCCAGTCTTTGCCAACATGCTCACGGTCACTCTGGCCATTAAACTTTCGCAAATCATCGAATGAAATCCGAGGAACTATTCAAAGAACTCGCTTTCCTCGCAGGCAAGCCCTCTCTCAAGAATGCGGTCGAGGCCCGCGCCTCCTCGCGTCCATCCAGCGCACTCACCGAGGACGAACTCTGTCGCCAAGCGATTCTGCGGGTCGGCACTGCCGAGCAGTTCGGTCCCTCCTCGCAGGCGATGCTTCTCGCGAAATCCCTCTACCCACAGGTGCGCGATGCCCTGCTCCTAGCCGGATCGTGGACTTGGGCCATGAAGAGCGGGACCGTCATCGAGACTCTCCCTCGCCCGGAATATAAATGGTCCTACCGCTACGCCGTCCCATCTGACTGCCTGCGCGTCTTCCGGGTCAACGACTACGACTACTCTACTGGCGATTCCTCATGGGAGGTGGCTGGCAATTTCGTTCTGAGCAACGTGGATTCCGGCACGCCCGCTTGGGTCGTGGACCGATCCTACGAGGTCGGCAATGCCGTTTCCAATAACGGTGTCGTCTACCGCTGCCTCGTTGCAGGCACGACAAAACAACCTGGCTCAACTGCGGGATGGACGAGCGACTGGGATATCTGGCTCGGCAAGGCGATCACGCTGGAGTACGTCCGCAAGGTCACTGATGTCACCCTCTTTGACTCGATGTTCATTGATTTGCTCACGGCCAATCTCGCATCGAAGCTTGCCATTCCACTAACCGGAGATGCCGCCAAGGCGCTCCTGCTTGCCAAAGACAGCGATTCCCTTGCCAAAAGCCCTGCCATGCGCCGGGACAGCACTGAGCGCAAGGGCAGAATCAAACCCGCTTGGATGAGCAGCAAGCTTGTCTCCTCCCGCAACGGAGGCGAGGGCATTGATGCCGCAC